CTAAGCATTATTCATTGTAGCAAGTGGATTAAATCTAAGTGCCGTTTCAAGATGATCTGGGGCCAAGTGAGCATAACGCATAGTCATTTTTATATCGTGGTGTCCGAGAATTTTTTGTAAGGCCAGGATGTTTCCACCCGACATCATGAAGTGTGCTGCAAACGTATGGCGCAGAACGTGTGTCAGTTGACCGCGAGGGAGCACGATAGACGTTTTTTCCATCACGGATAAAAATTGAAAATAGCAGTCTGTGAAGAAATTGAACCCATCAAGCGCCATGATCTCTTCGTAAAGCTCTTTACTGATAGGGATGCTTCTGTTTTTCTTCCCCTTCGTTCTTACAAAGGTAATTCGGTATTTGGTCACTTGCGAGCGGGTAAGATTTATTGCTTCTCGCCAGCGTGCGCCTGTGCTTAGGCATATCTTGACTACCAGTGCCAGAATTGGGTCCTGACGTTTGCAATCAGCCAGCAGTTCAACAATCTGCTCATGGGTAAGCCATGCCATCTCTTTTTCTGCGATGGTGAATTTTCGCATGTTCTCCAGTGGGTTCGGATACGACCATTCGCCCAGGCGGGATAGTTCGCTAAAAACACTACTTAGATAGCTTTGCTCCAGGTTAATGGTGACCGGGCTTGCTCCTTTCTTCCATTTCTCGCTGAAGTAGATCTCACCTGTCAGGCGTTTATCTCGATAGTGGGCAAACATTTTAGAGGTTAGATCAGTTGCAAGGGGATTGCCCAGAGCGTCAACCATCAGCAGCAATTTGTCATAGACATGCTGCCCAGCAGTCAGTGATTTACCATGTAGTTTGAACCATAGCTCAACCACGTCTTTCAGTGTTCGACGATCCACTGATTCACCTAGCCAGGGCTTTGCTTCGGTTTCTTCCATCGTGTGACGCTCAAAAGCCAGTGCTTCGCCTTTGGTGGCGAATTGTTTACGCACACGACGCCCACTACGTCCGGCGGGGTAACATTCGCAAAGCCATTTTCCTGTGGTGAGTTTTCGTACAGCCATAAAAAATGCCCTCCAATAGAGAGCATTTTTACTGTATGTATAACCAGTGTCAATGTATGAAATCCTGCGACCATACATCTCACTGAAGCCATAATGAAGTAGGCTATTCTTTTTGCTATGTGAGCATGTAACTTTTGCGGTTAACCTGTGGCTCATTTTTATTTTAGGCGCAGATATAAAAGCAAAAGTTATCGTGAGTTTTTAGTACAGATTTTTTTGGATTTACTAATAGTTCCATCATTGCAAACGAATTTGCCATCAGAGGTACAGTGAGAAACACCTCCCTTTTTCCCTGAGCAGGGATAATTTCTAGCATAGGTAGCTAGTGGGTTTAATAACAAAGAACATGACAAAACCACAAAAAATACCTTACCAAGCATAATTTCCTCCCGGTACTATTTAACATACTTGACTGTTAAACTTATAATTTTACCAATTATTTCAATGTCTTCTATCTTGCATTCGAAGGCTCTGTTTCCACCCTCGACGAAGATTCTTCCACCGGGTAAACGAGTAATGTCACGGATCGTTATTTTGCCATCAATACTTATTACCCATTTACCATCACGTATATCATCAAATTCCTTATCACAAATAAATTCAGAATTATTATCTGTGATTACAAAAAGATTCTTGAATGCCGACGGTAGAAATTCTCTATCGAAAATATAAAAACCGTCTTCACACAAGGCCCCATCAGATAATACATATTTAGCAACTTCCATAGTATTTGTATTACCTGAAGTTTGCTTTGAACCATGCCCGGTTGTGAGCCAATTAAGCGAGGCGCCTGTTTCAAGGGCGCACTGGATTACCCATTCTGCTGGGAATGAGTCACGCATGTAGCGTGTGGCGAGTGTACTTTTAGAGATTCCTAAATGATCGCACAACGCCTGTCGAGTCTTGAATCCATAAGCTTCTACCATGCGCTCTATAGCGCCTCGTCCGCCTTTCTCCAAATTCATGGTCACTCCAAGTGAACTTTTATCTTGACGATTTCACCGTGCGATCGTATGTTTATGGTGTTCACAAAATACAAACGATCCGTATTCGTCCTGATTAATCATCATTAAACGAGGAATGTTGCATCATGAGAACTAACATTTCAATCACTCTTACCACGCCTCATGTGACTATTGAACGCTATAGCGAGCTGACAGGGCTATCCATCGATACCATCAATGACATGTTGGCTGATGGACGCCTTATCCGTCACCGTCTGCGCAAAGATAAAAAACGCGAAAAAGTGATGATCAACATAGCAGCAATGACCGTTGATGCGCTTTCAGAATGCAATCTAAACCTTAATTAGTTCGATTCTGAAATACATCAGAGGCATTGACCATGTTTGATTACCAAGTTTCCAAACATCCACATTTTGATGAAGCCTGTCGTGCATTCGCATTGCGCCACAACCTGGTGCAACTGGCAGAACGTGCTGGCATGAATGTGCAGATTCTGCGGAACAAGCTGAACCCAGCTCAACCTCATTTATTAACCGCACCAGAAATCTGGCTGCTTACCGATCTGACTGAAGATTCAACGCTGGTAGATGGTTTTCTGGCTCAGATTCACTGCCTGCCATGCGTACCGATTAATGAGGTTGCAAAAGAGAAACTGCCGCATTACGTCATGAGCGCAACTGCAGAGATCGGACGTGTTGCAGCAGGTGCGGTATCTGGTGATGTAAAAACTAGTGCCGGTCGTCGTGATGCTATCAGCAGCATTAACTCTGTAACACGACTGATGGCGCTGGCTGCTGTTTCATTGCAGGCCCGTTTACAGGCTAATCCTGCGATGGCGAGTGCAGTTGATACCGTGACTGGCCTCGGTGCTTCATTCGGTTTGCTGTGAGGTGCTTATGCTGACGAAAGAACCATCATTTGCATCGCTGCTGGTAAAACAAAGCCCGGCAATGCACTACGGTCACGGCTGGATCATGGGTGAGGATGGTAAACGCTGGCATCCGTGCCGTTCACAAGATGAATTGCTGGCAGAACTATCTACGAAAAAACGGGGGAACAAATGGCTATTGAAGGCGCTGCGGCTACTGTTCCATTAAGCCCCGGTGAACGCCTGAATGGACTTAATCACATAGCGGAATTAAGGGCGAAAGTTTTTGGCCTGAATATTGAGTCAGAGCTTGAGCGGTTTATTAAAGATATGCGTGATCCACGGGATATCAATAACGAACAAAATAAACGAGCACTGGCAGCCATATTCTTTATGGCAAAAATTCCGGCTGAACGTCATAGCATCAGCATCAATGAGCTGACCACTGACGAAAAGCGGGAGTTGATTAAAGCAATGAATCATTTTCGTGCAGTGGTGAGCTTATTTCCCAGACGGCTAACCATGCCGAATTAACCAACTAATGAAATTAATGGCGTAAACCCGCCGGGCATCCCTTTATCTAAATTCAGGAGAATTGATTATGCGTAATATTGAAATCCTCACGACTAAAACCGGACCGGATGATGCAGGGCTTAATATTTTACTGACAGAGGCTCGTCTGGAAGAACGCCGGGCAAGGGCTGAAGCAATGGCAGCTCGCCTTGATAGCCTGGCGTGTCATATCTCATCCCGTCAGCTAAACCACGTGGAAGCGGCAGAACTGCTGCGTGTGGCTGCTGAAGCAATCCAGAACGAAGCGCAGGAGATCCACTAATGGCTGATGCAATGGATCTCGTACAGCAGCGCGTTGAAGAAGAACGCCAGCGCCATATCCGTGCTGCCCGTGCCAAAACACCGGGCGTGTCTCGCGTGCTTTGCATTGAGTGTGAAGCGCCAATTCCGCCAGCACGCCGCCGTGCCATTCCGGGTGTGCAGCTTTGCATTACCTGCCAGGAAATTGTAGAGCTGAAAGGCAAACATTACAACGGAGGTGCTGTATGAGCACCATTCTGAAATGGGCGGGTAATAAAACCGCCATTATGTCCGAACTGAAAAAATACCTTCCTGCTGGCCCGCGACTGGTTGAACCTTTCGCGGGTTCTTGTGCTGTGATGATAGAGACGGATTACCCCAGCTATCTTGTTGCGGATATTAATCCTGATTTAATCAACCTCTATAAAAAGGTTGCTGCTGATTGCGAGGCGTTTATATCTCGTGCCAGAGCTTTATTTGAGGAAGCAAACAGTGAGCTGGCTTATTACAACATAAGGCAGGAGTTTAATTACTCAACTGAAATTACTGATTTCATGAAAGCGGTATATTTCCTGTATCTCAATCGTCACGGTTACCGTGGGTTATGTCGCTATAACAAGAGCGGGTATTTCAACATTCCCTACGGTAATTATAAAAATCCGTATTTCCCTGAAAAAGAAATTCGCGCATTTGCAGAGAAAGCCCAGCGATCAACGTTTATCTGCGCCAGCTTTGATGAAACGCTGGCGATGCTGCAGGTGGGGGATGTGGTGTATTGCGATCCGCCTTATGACGGTACGTTTTCCGGTTATCACACTGACGGCTTCACTGAAGATGACCAGTATCACCTGGCATCCGTTCTTGAACATCGGTCATCAGAAGGACATCCCGTCATTGTTTCTAACAGTGACACATCCCTGATCCGTTCGCTGTATCGCAATTTTACTCACCACTACATCAAGGCAAAACGCAGCATCAGTGTGGCAGCTGGTGATAGTAAATCTGCAACAGAAATCATTGCTGTTTCCGGGGCGCGCTGCTGGGTGGGATTTGATCCTTCGCGTGGCGTAGATAGTTCTGCTGTGTACGAGGTGCGTGTATGAGTCATGACGATATGAGCAACTCTAGCGGCTTTAACGAGGCCGCTGCATCATTTTCATGGAACGGCCCGAAAAAGGCCATTAACCCTTATCTGGACCCGGCGGAAGTTGCGCCGGAGTCTGCACTTTCAAACCTGATCACTCTGTATGTTGCCGATAACGAGCAGGAACAACTGCGCCGCGAGGCACTGAGTGAGCAGGTCTGGGAGCGTTATTTCTTTAATGAATCCCGTGATCCTGTCCAGCGCGAAATGGAGCAGGATAAGCTCATTAGCCGGGCAAAGCTGGCGCATGAGCAGCAGCGTTTTAATCCAGACATGGTCATTCTGGCTGACGTCAACGCCCAGCCTTCCCATATCAGCAAGCCGCTGATGCAACGTATTGAATACTTCAGCAGCTTGGGCAGGCCAAAGGCTTATTCCCGCTATTTGCGTGAGACGATTAAGCCATGTCTGGAACGACTGGAGCATGTACGCGACAGTCAGCTATCCACTTCTTTTCGCTTTATGGCAAGCCATGAAGGGCTGGACGGCCTGCTGATCCTGCCTGAAATGAGTCAGGATCAGGTGAAACGCCTGTCTACCCTTGTCGCTGCGCATATGAGCATGTGTCTTGATGCCGCTTGTGGTGATTTGTACGCCACCGATGATGTTAAGCCAGAAGAAATCCGCAAGACATGGGAAAAGGTGGCAGCGGAAACCCTACGTTTGGATGTCATCCCGCCTGCGTTTGAGCAACTCCGTCGGAAAAGAAACCGCCGTAAACCAGTGCCCTATGAACTCATTCCGGGCTCGCTGGCGCGTATGCTGTGCGCCGACTGGTGGTATCGGAAATTGTGGAAGATGCGTTGCGAATGGCGGGAAGAGCAGTTGCGTGCTGTCTGCCTGGTCAGCAAAAAAGCATCTCCCTATGTCAGCTATGAAGCTGTGATGCATAAACGTGAGCAGCGCCGTAAGTCGCTGGAGTTTTTCCGTTCTCATGAACTGGTGAACGAAGACGGAGACGCGCTGGATATGGAAGATGTGGTAAACGCCAGCTGCAGCAACCCGGCGCATCGCCGCAATGAGATGATGGCCTGTGTTAAAGGTCTGGAGCTTATCGCGGAAATGCGCGGTGACTGCGCCGTTTTCTACACCATTACCTGTCCGTCACGTTTCCATTCCACGCTCAATAACGGCAGACCCAACCCGACCTGGAAAAACGCGACGGTAAGACAAAGCAGCGATTATCTGGTCGGTATGTTTGCTGCATTTCGTAAGGCGATGCACAAAGCCGGGTTGCGCTGGTATGGCGTGCGGGTGGCTGAGCCGCATCACGACGGCACAGTTCACTGGCACCTGTTGTGTTTCATGCGCAAAAAAGACCGCCGCGCCATTACTGCATTGTTGCGTAAGTTTGCTATCCGTGAAGACCGCGAGGAGCTGGGCAATAACACGGGGCCGCGCTTTAAGTCTGAGCTGATTAACCCGCGCAAAGGAACGCCGACAAGCTACATAGCGAAATACATCAGTAAGAACATTGACGGGCGTGGTCTGGCTGGCGAGATCAGCAAGGAAACGGGTAAATCTCTTCGTGATAACGCTGAATACGTGAATGCCTGGGCGTCTTTGCATCGTGTTCAGCAATTCCGCTTCTTTGGTATTCCGGGGCGTCAGGCTTACCGTGAACTGCGATTGCTGGCTGGTCAGGCGGCAAGGCAGCAGGGTGACAAAAAAGCAGGTGTGCCGGTACTGGATAACCCGCGCCTTGATGCCATTCTGGCTGCTGCTGATGCTGGTTGTTTTGCCACCTATATCATGAAGCAGGGAGGTGTACTGGTTCCCCGTAAATATCACCTCATCAGAACCGCTTATGAAATTAACGAAGAGCCGACCGCCTATGGCGATCACGGTATTCGTATTTATGGCATCTGGTCACCCATTGCAGAGGGCAAGATCTGCACTCATGCAGTGAAGTGGAAAATGGTTCGTAAGGCCGTTGACGTTCAGGAGGCGGCAGCCGACCAGGGCGCTTGTGCCCCTTGGACTCGTGGCAATAACTGTCCCCTTGCTGAAAATTTGTACCAACAGGAGAAAGATAAATCAGCTGATGGGGACACCAGAACAGACATTACCCGCATGGATGACAAGGAGTTGCACGATTACCTGCACAGTATGAGCAAAAAAGAGCTCCGGGAACTGGCAGCAAGGTTACGCCTGGTTAAGCCGAAACGGCGTAAAGACTACAAACAGCGAATTACAGATCATCAGCGACAGCAGCTCGTCTATGAACTGAAGTCCAGAGGATTTGATGGCAGCGAGAAAGAGGTCGATTTACTCCTTCGCGGTGGCAGTATTCCGTCAGGAACAGGCCTGCGTATCTTCTATCGGAACCAGCGTTTGCAGGAAGATGATAAGTGGCGGAACCTGTATTAATTACGCGGGTTAACAATTCGTGCTCTTAATAATACCAGGCATATCAGGCTGATGAACGTAAAAAAACGTTTTACATCAGTAAGATTATTATATACTGTAAATATAAACAGTGGATATGCATACAGTATTGCTTGTGGTGTCATAGGAGGAAAAATGCAGGACTATTTTTTGGAGTCTTTGAAGCTCCAGCGCATTGATTTTTTTCTTAAGCTTGTAGCGGCTAGTGAGTGTAGTGATGAAGAGAAGGGGCTGGCTTTGCAGTGGGTTTCTGAATTGACTGATGAACTCATGGCAAAAATCAGAACCCACGAATACAACCGCTCAATGGATGTCATCAGTTGAGGTGACTTTTATGCGCATTGAAATAATGATCGATAAAGAGCAGAAGATTAGCCAGTCTATCCTGGACGCCCTTGAATCCGAGCTTTACCGCAATTTGCGCCCCCTGTATCCAAAAACGGTAATTCGTATCCGCAAAGGTAGCTCTAACGGTGTGGAACTGACCGGACTGCAACTGGACGAAGAAAGGAAGCAAGTGATGAAAATTATGCAGAAGGTGTGGGAAGACGATAGCTGGCTGCATTAAGAAACGTTGCCCCCAGTAGGGTTCATTCTGATGGGGGCTAGTTTGAGCAACGAGTGAAACGAGGCGTTAGGTGGGAGGCCATTTTGATAAGTTATCACCCACTTTATACCAATAACAGAACTGCGTAATAACTATTTACCTCGGGGGGGAGATGTGAGCCATACAAATTTCAGTATTAATTTTCAATTCCCTCCATTTTACAATGAGTTTTTTCCCAGAACTGTAATACAACAGGACTAGCCCACTCTGGCATCAGTGCGTTATTTAAAAAACTGAAAACATCATGAGACGCATCAGCATTTTTTCTAAGGAATTTCCAGCCTTTTCTAGTATTTATCTCAACAATACCTAACCCACCATCATCAAACATATGCATCTTGAATTCAGGATTGTTTACACCTAGAGATTTTATTTCTTTTATGTATGGACTATCTTCATCCATAAATATTTTCTCTATGTGCTTAGCACAATGATATATTTTATTTCGATAAGTTGATACGCTCACAGCGGTACGCGCTGTTGTTATTCCCATTCCTAATGGGGCATATGCTTTTCCATCCATCACTACGGGCAGATTTATTCCATTTTTTCTTAAGTTTGCAATATCTGAATCTGTAGTTGGATGAATACAAGCTAAGCCTGAAATACCTTTCATTTCAAATATTTCTGCTGCTTCTGGCCAGTTGCGTATGAATGTTTCTACCAAATCTCTTTGAGAAAAAAGATTTGGTTCTATGTTTTTATCATGATGTTTTATATCAATAAAAAGCACAGCGTTTGAGTACACCTTCAGGAATAATACCCACTCAGCACGATCTGAGTATTTTTTACTTGAACTTACTGGATTTAATGGCAGATGGAGGTGATGAATCCCCCAATCAGCCCATAGGTTATCCGTTCTTTTCGTCGCCTTTTTACCGCTTGTGTCATTGAATAATGTTAATGTTTTACTCTGATAAGGATTTACATCACCACCAGTAGTAAACAACATCTCGATTCTCTGCAATCCAACCCTTGCGCCATCGTGAATATTTTCAGGAAATCGATCTGATTTTAAAATTATTCGTTTTTGTGGAGCAATGTAGCGTAAAAGAAAATCACACCACCTCAGTAGAGGATCGTGAAGATTTGAGTGCCCGGATTCATCATATAATAACCCAAATGCTTGAATTCCCTTCTCTGAAATTTCGTCAATATCTTTGATTAGATTAATATTTTTTCGTGCGTCCAACATACTAACTCCGTTTAAATATAATTTTTTAGTATTTCAGTTAATTAATATCTATACGCCGTTATAGCTGAATTTTCCGGTGATTTCAGGGCACATTAACCAATTTAGATAATACTATAGTAATGGTTGGGCTGATTTTTCAAGAACAAAAGTAATTTTCAAGCTTTGTAACATGTTGATTTTCCACTTTTCGCTCAAGCGAGCTTTCATCTTTGCAAGCCCATATGTTCGTTTTTCAAGCGATTATTCAGATACGTTAACTTCCCATGGCAGTGCATGACTATGCTGCATGAAATCGCATGATCGATCGAGGATCGTCTATGCTTAGACCAGCCAGAAATGGCGGGCTTTTGCTCATGTCATGCAGCTGCATGAAAACCACTGCATAAAGTGGGCAGGCGTGGCGGGGATACGAGGGCGCGCTATCACGTAAAATAGGCAAAATACTTCTGGAAAACAGAAAGTTGAAGTGATATGTTCATAAACACGCATGTAGGCAGATTTGTTGGTTGTGAATCGCAACCAGTGGCCTTAATGGCAGGAGGAATCGCCTCCCTAAAATCCTTGATTCAGAGCTATACGGCAGGTGTGCTGTGCGAAGGAGTGCCTGCATGCGTTTCTCCTTGGCCTTTTTTCCTCTGGGATGAAGAAGAAATGACAAAAACATCTAAACTTGACGCACTTAGGGCTGCTACTTCACGTGAAGACTTGGCTAAAATTTTAGATGTTAAGTTGGTATTTTTAACTAACGTTCTATATAGAATCGGCTCGGATAATCAATACACTCAATTTACAATACCGAAGAAAGGAAAAGGGGTAAGGACTATTTCTGCACCTACAGACCGGTTGAAGGACATCCAACGAAGAATATGTGACTTACTTTCTGATTGTAGAGATGAGATCTTTGCTATAAGGAAAATTAGTAACAACTATTCCTTTGGTTTTGAGAGGGGAAAATCAATAATCCTAAATGCTTATAAGCATAGAGGCAAACAAATAATATTAAATATAGATCTTAAGGATTTTTTTGAAAGCTTTAATTTCGGACGAGTTAGAGGATATTTTCTTTCCAATCAGGATTTTTTATTAAATCCTGTGGTGGCAACGACACTTGCAAAAGCTGCATGCTATAATGGAACCCTCCCCCAGGGAAGTCCATGTTCTCCTATTATCTCAAATCTAATTTGCAATATTATGGATATGAGATTAGCTAAACTGGCTAAAAAATATGGATGTACTTATAGCAGATATGCTGATGATATAACAATTTCTACAAATAAAAATACATTTCCGTTAGAAATGGCTACTGTGCAACCTGAAGGGGTTGTTTTGGGAAAAGTTTTGGTAAAAGAAATAGAAAACTCTGGATTCGAAATAAATGATTCAAAGACTAGGCTTACGTATAAGACATCAAGGCAAGAAGTAACGGGACTTACAGTTAACAGAATCGTTAATATTGATAGATGTTATTATAAAAAAACTCGGGCGTTGGCACATGCTTTGTATCGTACAGGTGAATATAAAGTGCCAGATGAAAATGGTGTTTTAGTTTCAGGAGGTCTGGATAAACTTGAGGGGATGTTTGGTTTTATTGATCAAGTTGATAAGTTTAACAATATAAAGAAAAAACTGAACAAGCAACCTGATAGATATGTATTGACTAATGCGACTTTGCATGGTTTTAAATTAAAGTTGAATGCGCGAGAAAAAGCATATAGTAAATTTATTTACTATAAATTTTTTCATGGCAACACCTGTCCTACGATAATTACAGAAGGGAAGACTGATCGGATATATTTGAAGGCTGCTTTGCATTCTTTGGAGACATCATATCCTGAGTTGTTTAGAGAAAAAACAGATAGTAAAAAGAAAGAAATAAATCTTAATATATTTAAATCTAATGAAAAGACCAAATATTTTTTAGATCTTTCTGGGGGAACTGCAGATCTGAAAAAATTTGTAGAGCGTTATAAAAATAATTATGCTTCTTATTATGGTTCTGTTCCAAAACAGCCAGTGATTATGGTTCTTGATAATGATACAGGTCCAAGCGATTTACTTAATTTTCTGCGCAATAAAGTTAAAAGCTGCCCAGACGATGTAACTGAAATGAGAAAGATGAAATATATTCATGTTTTCTATAATTTATATATAGTTCTCACACCATTGAGTCCTTCCGGCGAACAAACTTCAATGGAGGATCTTTTCCCTAAAGATATTTTAGATATCAAGATTGATGGTAAGAAATTCAACAAAAATAATGATGGAGACTCAAAAACGGAATATGGGAAGCATATTTTTTCCATGAGGGTTGTTAGAGATAAAAAGCGGAAAATAGATTTTAAGGCATTTTGTTGTATTTTTGATGCTATAAAAGATATAAAGGAACATTATAAATTAATGTTAAATAGCTAATGAACAGCCCTAACGTTATGAACGCTAAGGCTGATTTTTCGTTAAAATTTATATGGTTTGAATTGTAATATATTATCTTCAAGCCATTTATTTAATTCCTGCATCCTTTTCTGTAAGGGTATTAATTCGTTCCTCACAAACACTAAACTCGCTTTTTCCACATCCCCAAACCCCCCGACATTATTTGGCATAATCCCCATCATTTGCGGCGGCACACGATGTGCTGCCATCATGTCATCCCGACTCACGTTCTTGATATTCAAAAACTCATCCTTCGCTGCGACCTCTGACAACGGGATAATCTGAAGTCCGTCCTTTTTGCCGTTAGGCGAGTACATAAACAGATTGCGGAAGTTGCCAGGGCCTTTGGCGCTTTTCATCGCATTGCGGAGGTTGTTCACATCCTCCTGGTTCTGCGCTGCATCGGTCATGTACATGATGAAGCCTGCATGACTGCCGTTAATGTAATACTTGCGGCGGAACAGCGTGGCGGACTCGTTGAGCAGAGCTGACGGAATGGCAGAAAGATAACCGGGCAGGCCGTAGATCTCCTGGTTGATGTCCGGTTCCATCAGATGAAAAATGTTGCCTTTCGTGAACTGATACGGCTGCGTAGTCATGCCGTATTGCACAAACCAGTAGGTATCCAGGTCTAACCCGCGTCGGGTGTATTTTGCCAGTGCAGGCTCAAGGGCGATAACTTCACCGAAGCGGTTCGTGCGTTTCTCCAGGTAGGCGTTACCAAAAACCAGATAGTCCTGTACAAAACGCGAAAAAGCCTGCTGGCTGAGCAGCGGGTGAGGGATGTAGGTGCTGGTCAGAATGTTGCACTTCACTGCAATCGGTGAGCTGTGATGCACGGCGGCGCGGAAGGTTCGCGCCAGTCCGTCGAAACTCACAGGCGGCTCATACCAACGATCCATCTGTACGCATTCCACATAGTCCAGCAGTTCGCGGCGGTCCAGAACAGGAACGGGATCACCGAAGCTGAATGCTTCGGCTGAAGTCTGGCTTTTATGCTGGCTCTGTTTCGTCGACGCAGCGCGGTTCTTCTTACTCTTTCCCATCAAAAAATCTCCACAATATTGCTGGTATTGGCGGACTCGCCCTGCAGCGGTTCGTTAAACAGTGCGTGCATTGTTGCCCAGGCCAGATCGGCATGGCTGGCTTCTTCGCTGCGGCTGGCTTCATAGGTCGGGCGGTTGCCACTGGCAGTGGTAGCGCGACGGATTGCCATAAATGACTGCGCAATGTCGGTGTGCCCGGCGTCAAACTCCAGACGGCGGTGGCTGATAATGTCGTAGGCCTTGAGTACCAGGGCGTTTTTAACGTTGGGGTTATAGACAAACTCCCTGACGGCAGGAAAAAACGCTTTCACGTTCTCGTAAACCCCGTGACCGACGCCGGTCGAGTCGATACCGATATAGGTCACGTTATACTGTTCGGTCAGTTTTTTGATGGCGTCAGCCTGGGCGCGGAAGTCCATCCCGCGCCACTGGTGACGCTCAAGAATGCGGAACTTACCACCCGGCACGGCTGGCGGAGCCACCACCACGCATCCGGCACTGTCGCCGTTCTGCGTACCTTTTGCCGGGTCATAACCGATCCACACTTCGTGCCAGCCAAACGGGCGCAGGGCCAGTGCATGAAAGTCGGTCCAGACTTCCCAGCTGTCCACCATGCACGCCTGCAGTTCGCTGAGCGGGAACACGGACGCGAGATCGTCCACGAACTCGCACATCAGCAGGTTCTGGTATTCGTCCGGGCTGTACTCCATGCGCAGCTGGTCGAGGTCGAACAGGTTACAGCCGCCGCGCACCGCATCTTCCACGGTGACTATCTGGCGGTATTGCCCGTCTGCGCACAGCAGGCCGGGGGCCAGATTGTTGTGGGACAGGTCGATGTCCACCTTATCGGCTTTGTTGCGCCCACGGTTAAACAGAGCACCGGACCAGAACGGATAAGCACTGTGTGTCAGGCTGGATGGCGTGGAAAAATAGGTTTGTCGCCATTTCTTGTGAATAGCCATCCCGGAAGCCACTTTGCGCAGCTCCTGGAATTTCGGTATCCAGAAATATTCATCCAGATACAGGTTGCCGTGATAACTCTGGGCCGTGCGGGCATTGGTGCCGAGGAAGTAAAGAGTGGCTCCGTTAGGAAGCACCATCGGATCGCCTTTTAGCTCCACCTCGACTTCTTTGGCGAAGTCGATGATGTATTGTTTAAAGACGTGGGCCTGAGCCTTACTGGCAGAAAGGAAAATCTGGTTACGTCCGGTAAGCAGGGCGTCAATCAGGGCTTCACGGGCAAAATAGAAGGTCGCGCCGATCTGGCGAGACTTCAGCAGGTTGCGGATGCGGTTGGTTTTTCCGGCTTCCCACCAGTGGCGCTGGTAGTTGAACATGGAGGAATGGAAGATTTCTTCCAGCTTCTCAATCTGCTCATCGGTGAAAACATTCTTTTCCGGCTGACGGCGTGGGCCTTTATTGCGGTTGGCGACGTTAGGGTTTAAGTCGGCTTCGTTGCCGCCATTGTTAAACTTGCCGATCCGCGCGTGGCGCTCAGACTGGCGCGCCAGCAGGTCAATCTCTTTGAAATCTTTCCCTTCTTTGTGCTCCTTCATGATGAGCTGGCAGTAGCGTGCGGCGGTGGTGAGCTGCATCTGATCCAGCGGCCCATAGTCACCCCACTTGTCGCGTTTTTTCCAGCTGTGAACGGTTGCAACTTTCTCGCCCAGCATTTCAGCAATGCGGGCTACGCGGTATCCCTGAAAGTACAGCAGCATGGCCTGCCGACGGGGATCGAGATCTGCGGGTGTCAGTGTGGTGTTCATGGCACAAACCTACAGCCTTGAATGAAGGCTTTCCCCGCCTGCGGTTTGTGTGGTTGTCGGTACAAATACCGCGCATTGTTTCACTGCCCCCATCACCGCAACCATAAGGCTCCAGTAAGTTTTTTCTAACGGAGCACGGCTCATGACAGTGAAAGCAAAGCGTTTTCGCATCGGGGTGGAAGGTGCCACCACCGACGGACGCGAAATCCAGCGTGAATGGCTGGAACAGATGGCAGCCAGCTACAACCCGGCGGTGTATACCGCGCTGATTAACCTTGAGCACATCAAGTCTTATCTGCCGGACAGCACCTTTAACCGCTACGGCAAGGTGACGGCGCTGTTTGCTGAAGAAATCACGGAAGGTCCGCTGGCAGGCAAGATGGCGCTGTATGCCGACGTTGAGCCAACGGAGTCCCTGGTGGAACTGGTGAAAAAAGGCCAGAAATTATTCACCTCTATGGAAGTCAGCCCGAAGTTCGCTGATACGGGCAAAGCCTACCTGGTCGGCCTGGCTGCCACTGATGACCCTGCCAGTCTGGGCACTGAAATGCTGACATTCAGCGCCAGTGCAGCCCATAACCCGCTGGCAAACCGCAAGCAGAATCCCGCCAATCTCTTTACCGCCGCAGAGGAAACGGTGATCGAACTGGAAGAAATCCAGGATGACAAACCGTCCCTGTTTGCCCGTGTCACGGCGCTGTTTACCAAAAAAGAGCAGTCCGATGACGCCCGGTTCTCTGATGTGCATAAGGCCGTGGAGCTGGTCGCCACTGAGCAGCAGAACCTGAGCGCACGCACCGAAAAATCCCTGTCTGAGCAGGAAGAACGCCTGTCTGAACTGGAGACTGCTCTGCAGGAGCAGCAAACCGCCTTTAACGAACTGGTGAATAAGCTGAGTCATGAAGACAGCCGCCAGGACTACCGCCAGCGTGCAACAGGCGGTAACGCCCCCGCTGACACTCTGACCAATTGCTGATGGAGCACAAAACCTGATGAAGAAGAATACCCGCTTTGCTTTTAACGCTTACCTGCAGCAGCTGGCGCGTCTGAACGGTGTGGCAGTTGAAGAACTGTCCAGCAAGTTCACCGTGGAGCCGTCTGTACAGCAGACGCTGGAAGACCAGATCCAGCAGTCCGCCGCTTTCCTGACGCTGATTAACGTCACGCCAGTGACTGAGCAGTCCGGTCAGTTGCTGGGGTTGGGTGTTGGTAGCACCATTGCCGGAACCACTGACACCACCGCGAAAGAGCGTGAACCTGTCGATCCTACGCTGATGGTCGATGTGGAATACAAATGCGAGCAGACCAACTTTGACACGGTACTGACCTACGCGAAGCTGGACCTGTGGGCGAAGTTTCAGGATTTCCAGGTGCGTATCCGTGACGCCATCGTGAAACGTCAGGCACTGGACCGCATCATGATCGGCTTTAACGGCGTGAAGCGTGCGAAAACCTCCAACCGTAGCGAAAACCCGCTGCTGCAGGATGTGAACAAAGGCTGGTTACAGAAAATCCGTGAGGATGCACCGGATCACGTCATGGGCAGCAGCACCACGGGCGGTGAAACCACACCGGGTGCGGTGAAAGTCGGTAAAGGTGGCGAATATGCCAACCTGGACGCCGTGGTGATGGATGCCGTCAATGAGCTTATCGACGTTGTCTACCAGGACGATGACGATCTGGTGGTGATTTGCGGGCGTGAACTGCTGTCTGACAAGTATTTCCCGCTGGTCAACAAAGAGCAGGAAAACAGTGAAAAACTGGCTGCCGATATGATCATCAGTCAGAAACGCATGGGTGGCCTGCAGGCGGTGCGTGCGCCGTTCTTCCCGCCGAATGCGCTGCTGATCACCCGTCTGGATAACCTGTCCATCTACTGGCAGGAAGATACCCGCCGCCGTTCAGTTATCGACAACCCGAAACGTGACCGGATTGAAAATTTTGAATCCGTTAACGAAGCCTATGTGGTTGAGGACTATCGCTGCGCTGCACTGGTGGAAAATATCCAGATTGGTGACTTCAGCGCCGCCGCAGCAGAAACCGGAGCGTAATTCATGAGCCTGAGTCCCGCACGGCAGCATCGCCTGCGCGTTCAGGCTGAACAGGCCGCCCGTGAGGGCGGCAGCGTTCGCCACGCGTTGGGCTATGACCTGATGCTGCTGCAACTGGCGGAAGACCGCCGCCGTCTCAAGGGCGTTCAGTCCACGGTCAAAAAAGCGGAAATCAAGGTGGAACTGCTGCCGAAATACGCCGCCTGGGCAGAGGGTGTCCTGGCTAGCGGAGGCGCGCAACAGGATGACGTGCTGATGTACGTGATGCTGTGGCGCATTGATGCCGGAGATTATGCCGGGGCGCTGGAGATCGGGCGTCACGCCCTGCGTCATGGCTGGGTGATGCCGTTGGGTAACCGCAACGTGCAGACCGTGCTGGCAGAGGAAATGGCAGACGCGGCGCAGAGCGCAATGCTTGCCGTTACCGGCTTTGATGCCGATCTGTTGCTGCAGACGCTGGAGCTGACAGACGGTCTGGATATGCCGGACCAGTCACGGGCGCGTCTGCATAAAGCGATTGGCGCTGTCCTGAGTGAAACTAATCCGGCTTCCGCCCTTAATCATCTCAACCATGCGTTACAGCTCGATCCCCGCTGTGGCGTGAAAAAAGACAAACAGCAGCTGGAGCGCAGACTGCGCAATGACAGCCGCTGACAGAACGTGCCCCCGCGCACGGGCGGCACGGGGTGGCGAAAGGCACTGCCACATCAAAACCCCGTCCACCGCCCTTTATTTCAGGAGAAAGCAGCATGAAGTTTGTTGCGCCAGAACAGGCACCGGAACAGGCGGAAATCATCAGAAATACGCCGTTCTGGCCTGATGTGGACCTGTCGGAGTTTCGCAGTGTCATGCGCACTGACGGCACGGTGACGCAGCCGCGTTTAAAGCAGGTTGCGCTGTCGGCAATTTCGGAGGTTAACGCAGAGCTGTATGAGTTTCGCAGACGCCAGCAGATGCTGGGGTATGCCTCGCTGGCAGAGGTTCCGGCGGAACAGCTGGACGGCAAAAGTGAGCGCATTCAGCACTATTTCAACGCGGTTTACTGCTGGGCACGCGCCATGCTCAACGAACGATACCAAGACTATGACGCCACGGCATCCGGTGTGAAGCGGGGCGAGGAACTGGCGGAAGCCAGCGGTGATTTATGGCGTGACGCCCGCTGGGCCATCAGCCGGGTACAGGACGCGCCGCACTGCACAGTGGAGCTTATCTGATGAAAGTGCGTGCGCATCAGTATGACACGGTGGACGCGCTTTGCTGGCGTCATTACGGGCGCACGCAGGGTGTCACGGAGCAGGTACTGAAGGCAAATCCGGGGCTTGCCGAATATGGCCCCTTTTTACCTCACGGGCTGCAGGTGGAGCTGCCGGACATTCCGACAACCACCACCGTGCAGACCGTCCAGCTATGGGACTGAATTATGACGCTTGAGCGAGTCAGCGCCTTTATCACGTATTGCATCGCCGTCGTGCTGGCCTGGCTGGGCGATTTGTCCATCAAGGATGCCTCAACGCTGGGCGGCCTGATGATCGGTGTGCTGATGCTGGCTATCAACTGGTACTACAAACACAAAGCCTACCAGCTTCTGCGCGACGGGCAGATCACGCGGGAGGACTATGAATCCATCAATCGTTAAACGCTGCCTTGTCGGGACCGTGCTGGCTATTGCTGCCACGCTGCCGGGTTTTCAGCAGCTTCACACCTCCGTGGAGGGACTGAAACTGATTGCCGATTACGAAGGCTGTCGTCTGCAGCCGTATCAGTGCAGCGCGGGTGTATGGACTGACGGCATTGGTAATACGTCGGGCGTCATTCCCGGCAAAACCATTACGGAACGACAGGCAGCAGAAGGGCTTATCTCCAACGTGCTGCGTGTGGAGCGGGCGCTGGAAAGATGTGTGAAGCAACAGCCGCCACAAAAGGTGTATGACTCGGTGGTGTCGTTTGCCTTCAACGTGGGGACAGGCAATGCCTGCAGCTCCACGCTGGTGAAATTGCTCAATCAGCGGCGCTGGGCGGATGCGTGCCGACAGTTGCCGCGCTGGGTTTATGTGAAAGGTGTGTTTAATCAGGGGCTGGATAACCGCCGTGCGCGGGAGATGGCCTGGTGTTTACAGGGAGCAAACTGAGATGAAAAAGAAAGTAATTAGCGGGCTGTTTCTGATGTTATGGATGGGGCTGTTAATCGAAGCAATGGTGTATCCGCAGGGGATTTTTCCGGTACTGGCAGCGTCCGGTGTCTGGGTAGCCTGTCTGCTGACATGGGCGGTAATTCCGGTAGCACTGGCTGCGTTAATTAAGAATGGCCCGCTCTGGCAGGAGTTGAGGGCATCTTTGCTGAAGACAATTACCCGAAAAGAAAACGTATTTATCAGCTGGGTGATGCGATTGCTGATTGTCGTCAGTCTCGCCTGGACGGGGTGGGCTATTACCCTGGTCTTTTATCTGCTGACCGTTATTGCCTTCTGGATGACCCGTAATCAGATTGCGCAACAGGTATCAGCATGAACCGGTTGCTGCTGGTTGTGCTGGCGTTATTACTGGCGGCGCTGGGCTGGCAGACGTGGCGGCTGGCTGATGCCAGCCAGACCATCAGCACGCAGGCAGACGAGCTGCAGAGCAAAAGCCAGGCACTGGCAAAGAGCAACAGCCAGCTTATCAGCCTGTCCATTCTGACTGAAACCAATAACCGGGAGCAGGCGCGGCTCTATGCCGAAGCAGAACAGACCAGCGCGCTGCTGAGACAACGACAACACCGGATCGGGGAACTGAAACGTGAGAACGAGGATTTACGCCGCTGGGCTGATACTCCTTTGCCTGCTGACATTATCCGGCTGCGGAAACGTCCGGCATTCACCGGAGGTGCAGCTTACCGTCAGTGGTTGTCCGCGAGTGACGCCGTGTCGGCTGGATCAGGCAACGCCGCGCACTAACGGTGATCTGAACGCGTTGCTGGATGAAACGGAGGCCGCCTGGGCGGTCTGTGCAGACAAAGTGGACATGATTATTGCGTGTCAGGAGCGAAACAGTGAACAAACCACAATCCCTGCGCCACGCCCTCAATAAAGCGGTGCCTTATGTCCGCAATAACCCGGACAAACTGCATCTGTTTGTGGATAACGGTTCGCTGGTTGCCACGGGGGCCAGCTCCATGTCATGGGAGTACCGCTATACCCTGAACGTGGTGATAGAGGATTTCAGCGGCGACCAGAATCTGCTGATGGCCCCGGTTTTACTGTGGCTGCGGGATAACCAGCCCGATGCCATCAATAACCCGGCGTTACGGGAAAAGCTATTCACCTTTGAGGTGGATATTCTGCGCAACGATGTCTGTGATATCAGCCTTAACCTGCAACTGACGGAGCGTGTGCTGGTCAGCACTGACGGCGGTGTGTCGAGCGTTGAAGCTGTAGCAGAACCCGATGAACCTGAAGAAATGTGGACGGTGAAACGTGGCTGAACTGCAGAAGGTGGACGACTGGCTTAGTGCCTTGCTGGCGAATCTGGAGCCAGCCGCAAGAAGCCGCATGATGCGCCAGCTGGCGCAGGAACTGCGCCGGACACAGCAGCAGAATATCAGGATGCAGCGCAACCCTGACGGCAGCAGCTATGAACCGCGACGGGTAACAGCACGCAGTAAAAAAGGCCGTATCAAACGTCAGATGTTTGCAAAGCTGCGCACCACAAAATACCTGAAAACTGCCGCCAGCGCCGACTCTGCCAGCGTGCAGTTTGAAGGCAAGGTACAGCGTATTGCCCGTGTTCACCATTACGGCCTGCGTGATCGCGTCAGTCGCAAAGGACCGGAGGTCCGTTACGCAGAGCGCCGCCTGCTGGGTGTAAATGATGATGTTGAGGCAATGACCCGCGACATGATTCTGCAATGGCTGGCGGGGTGATCTTTGTATCAGCACTGATACAAGTTGCAGCACTGCCGCCTTTCTTCCCCTGATGGCAACCTTTCCCTATGAACGCACAATTAACCGAAATCATGCGCCTTATCACCAACCTGATCCGCATAGGTGTAGTCACCGAAGTGGACAGGGCAAATTGGCTGTGTCGGGTGAAAACTGGCGACCTCGAAACCAACTGGATTAACTGGCTGACACTGCGCGCGGGCAAATCGCGCACCTGGTGGAAACCGTCTGTGGGTGAGCAGGTTGTGCTGTTCAGCCTTGGCGGCAATCTGGAAACCGCGTTTGCCCTGCCTGCGGTCTACTCAAACCAGTTTCCGCCACCTTCAGGCTCTGAGGACGGCAACGTGACGGAATACCCGGACGGCGGCTGGTTTGAATACGAACCCGCCACCGGGCGCTGGTATGTCAGGGGCATCAAATCAATGGTCATTGAGGCCGCTGACAATATCACCCTGAAAACCAGTGAGTTTGTGCTGGAGGCTGACCGCACGCGTATTAACAGCGAAGTGGTGATCAATGGTGGCGTTACCCAGGGCGGCGGAGCGATGAGCTCTAACGGGATTGTGGTTGATGCGCATCAGCATACTGGCGTCCTGAAGGGCGGTGATACAACCGGAGGCCCGGTATGACGCTTTATAGCGGGATGAACAATACCAGCGGCAAAGTCATTACTGATATTGATCATCTGCGCCAGTCGGTGCGGGACATTCTGCTGACACCGCAGGGTAGCCGCATTGCCCGCCGGGAATATGGTTCCCTCCTGTCGGTTTTAATAGATCAGCCACAAAATCCGGCATTACGCCTGCAGGTCATGTCGGCAGTGTATGTGGCGCTGAGTCGCTGGGAGCCACGGCTGACGCTGGATTCCATCACCATCAACAGCAACTTTGACGGTTCTATGGTGGTGGAGCTGACCGGGCGGCGGAATAACGGTGTGCCTGTGTCCCTTTCCGTATCAACAGGAGCAGAGAATGGCAGTGATTGACCTTTCGCAGTTGCCTGCACCGCAGATTGTGGATGTGCCGGACTTTGAGACGCTGCTTGCCGAACGCAAGGCAGAATTTGTGGCGCTTCATCCGAAAGATGAGCAGGAAGCCGTGATCCGCACGCTGGAACTGGAATCTGAACCCGTCACTAAATTGTTGCAGGAGAACGCTTACCGTGAGTTGCTTCTGCGCCAGCGCATTAACGAAGCCGCGCAGGCGGTGATGGTGGCTTACGCGATGGGCGGCGATCTTGACCAGCTCGCTGCCAACTACAACGTGACACGCCTGACGGTGACGCCTGCTGATAATGATGCTGTGCCGCCTGTTGCGGCTGTGATGGAAAGTGATGAAGCGTTACGCCTGCGTGTGCCTGCAGCCTTTGAAGGGCTTTCTGTTGCGGGGCCAACTGCAGCTTATGAATTTCATGCCCGAAGCGCCGACGGTCGGGTGGCGGATGCCAGTGCAACCAGCCCGGCACCTGCAGAGGTGGTGCTGACTGTCCTTAGCCGCGAAGGCGATGGAACTGCAGAAAAAGACCTGCTGGATGTGGTGGAAAAAGCTCTGAACAGTGAGAACGTCCGCCCGGTGGCTGACCGTCTGACGGTTCGCAGCGCAGAAATCATCCCGTACCGAGTGGAAGCCACCATTTTTCTCTATCCGGGGCCGGAAGCAGAGCCGGTAATGGCAGCGGCAAAAGCCAGCCTGCAGAAGTACATCGCCAGTCAGACGCGGCTTGGTCGGGATATTCGCCGTAGCGCCATCTTTGCCGCCCTGCATGTTGAGGGAGTGCAGCGTGTGGAGCTGGCTTCGCCACTGGCGGATGTGGTCCTGAACAAAACACAGGCGGCATCATGTACGCAGTGGAGCGTGACCAACGGAGGAACGGATGAATAGTCTGCTGCCACCGGGTTCAACTTCACTGGAGCGACGACTGGCGCAAACCTGCAGTGGGATTTCTGATCTGCAGGTGCCGCTGCGTGACTTGTGGAATCCGGCAACCTGTCCGGTCAGTTTCCTGCCTTATCTCGCCTGGGCGTTCTCTGTGGATCGCTGGGACGAGAGCTGGACAGAAAGCGTCAAGCGCCAGGTGGTGAAGGATGCTTTTTATATTCATCAGCATAAAGGGACCACCAGTGCCGTGCGGAGGGTGGTGGAGCCGTTCGGCTTTCTGATCCGCATTATTGAGTGGTGGCAGACCGGAGAGACACCGGGCACGTTTCGTCTGGATATCGGCGTGCAGGACCAGGGCATCACTGAAGATACCTATCTGGAACTTGAGCGACTGATAAGCGATGCCAAACCATGTAGCCGTCACATGATCGGCATGTCCATCAACCTGCAGACCAGCGGCCCGCATTGGGTGGGAGTCGCCAGCTATCTTGGCGAAGAAATCACGATCTATCCGTATATCAACGAAACGATTATTTCCGGTGGCACCGCGCATGAAGGCGGGGCGGTCCATGTTATTGACACAATGAGAGTGAATCCATGAGCACAAAATTTTATACCCTGCTGACGGATATTGGCGCGGCGAAACTTGCCAGCGCCGCCGCGCTCGGTGTGCCGCTAAAAATTACCCATATGGCGGTGGGCGATGGTGGCGGAACATTGCCGACGCCAGACTCAAAGCAGACTGTACTGGTAAATGAGAAACGCCGGGCTGCGCTGAATATGCTCTATATCGACCCGCAGAACAGCAGCCAGATTATTGCTGAACAGGTGATCCCTGAAAACGAGGGCGGTTGGTGGATACGTGAAGTGGGCCTGTTTGATGAGTCCGGAGCATTGATTGCCGTGGGCAACTGCCCGGAAAGCTATAAGCCGCAACTGGCTGAAGGCAGCGGGCGCACCCAGACCGTGCGCATGGTGCTGATTACCAGCAGTACGGACAATATCACCCTGAAAATCGACCCTGCTGTAGTGCTGGCAACCCGTAAATACGTGGATGATGAAGTCCTGGAATTAAAGCTGTATGTGGATGACCAGATGAGAAACCACATTGCCGCACAAGATCCTCATACCCAGTATGCGCAGAAACATAATCCGACATTTACCGGAGAACCAAAAGCGCCGACGCCTGCAGCAGGAAATAACACCACGCGGATTGCGACCACTGAGTTTGTTCAGGCCGCTATTACTGCTCTGATTAACGGTGCGCCAGCCACGCTGGACACACTGAAAGAAATTGCCGCAGCCATTAACAATGACCCGAAATTCAGTACCACCATTAACAATGCGCTGGCACTAAAAGCACCGCTGTCGAGTCCGGCACTCACCGGAACGCCAACAGCACCTACTGCGGCACAGTCGGTCAACAATACACAGATTGCCACTACAGCTTTTGTGAAATCAGCGATTGCAGCAATGGTGGGTTCTGCACCTGCGGCACTGGATACACTGAACGAACTGGCGGCGGCGCTGGGGAATGACCCGAACTTTGCCACGACAATGCTTAATGCACTGGCAGGTAAACAACCGCTGGACAATACGCTGACTAATTTGAGTGGAAAGGATGTAGCTGGTCTTCTCACATACCTTGGTTTGGGAGAAGCCAGATATGTCATTCAGCGAGGAGCTAATGCCAATGGTGCATGGATACGCTGGTCAGATGGTGCAATAGAAGTATTTGGAACCGGTGGATCTAATGATAATGGACTGGCTAAAGTTGTTTACCCAATTGCACTGCCTAAACTTTCACGTTTTATCAGTATCGCGGAAAGAATAAGAACGGATTACGAGAGCACACCTAATAATGTTCACGTTTCAATGATCGTGGATGATCAGGTAACAAATACCGGCTTTTATGCCCGCTGCCAGATGTACGACGGCAGACCATCATCAAATGCTTTTTCCTGGAGGGTTTATTGTGCGCCTGTTTAATCCAGTTACTTTGACTGAAGTAATCCCCGGTCTTCATGACGTGACCGGGGCTATTGAATTACCGGAGGACAACTGGTTTTTTACTATGACAGAAATTCCTCAGGGCATGGAGCTAACAATTAATGAGAAAGGCGAACCAATACTAATTGAGGTTAATCAGTCTCAGGGAATACAGGCCAAATAATATCAGGCGCGGTGCTGGTATCTGTTGCCGTCACTGCGTCAATGTAATTCAGCACCGTGTTAAGTCGGTTGGTTTCTGCCTGCGTCAGACTCCGTCCGGCCTGTAATTTCAGTTGAATCAGATTGATGGAAGCCATTGCAGTATCCATCAGCGACTGGCGCTGTGCTTCTGCTGCATCTACTGCGGCGCTATGCTGTGCCTCGGTATCCGTCACCCATTTCTCACCATTCCATTTATCGTATGGCGTTAACGGGGCGATAGTGGTTGTATTATCAGGGTAATCCCCCGGAGCTGTGATTTCTTTTGATTCTCCCGTTTCGGTGTTATAGACAACTTCACCGCGATGGTCTGGCACATATTCCCATGAGTTAAAATCTGCCGAACGGCAGATTGCATAACCAGCCTTATGTGTGCCAGGAGCATCTAAACAGGAATATGCGGGGATACCGACACCCACAGCAAGATATTCAATTGATGCAGAAATATACTCCCGTGTCTCACTGTCATAGTTATAAACGGTAATCTCTCCTGCCTTTGTGGCAATAAATTTATTATTTAAGATGGCGTTATACATCATGCAGCCCTCACAATGTAATTAAATGAAATATTACGTGGGCGTGTCTCTGCTGCACCGACAATACTGGTACTCAACCCCGTTGCCGTTCGTTTGTTATTTTTATTTCCTTCAATCAAACAGTTGTAATCATCATTACCAATTAACGAATTGGTGGCATCAATACTGTCCGGGGACAAGGCATTAGTTGTGGAACTTAAAGTCAGCATCTCGTCTGAACTTGGAAGATTTTTTAATGGTGTTTCATTGCGTGAAATACCCGCATAAAAAAAGGACTCATGCCTGTGAGCTTCAAAAGAGTCATCCTGAAGACTTAGCAAGGCTCGCCCCGCATCCACTCCACGTCCATCATCCCAGCCACGAATAAATTCACCGCGTAAATCAGGCAATTTATTGGTCGGGTAAGCCTTTGCCAGTTCCGGGTATTCTTCAGCAGAAAAAGCCGCACCATTGCATTTCAGCCAGCCTGTTGGCGGAGTGGCTGAAGGCCACGGAACAGGCACCCCAACCGGTAATGCAGAGCCTTCTCCCAAACC